GGGGAATGACAGCAACATAATGCGGCGCCAGATTGAGAAGTCCGCGCCTTTTATGACCGGCTTGTGGTTGGTAAGGAGCTCGAGTTTGTGCGTAGGGCGAAACGCGAACAGCTGCCCGTACAGCCGCTTGCCGGTCAGGGTGTCGCCGCCGGTCAATTGCTTTAACTGCGCCTCCTTGAGTTTCGCGCCGTCGTCCGACTCGGACGCGCTCACGAGCCGCCGACCACGTAGGGCGGCTATCTCTGCCAGTTGCGAGGTAGAGCCGCTGTTGTCCTTACCCGTGAGGAGCCCGAACGTCGCGGCTGTCGAATACTCGCCGAGCACATTGTTTACCGCGATCGTGAGCGTACCCTTACCGTTGCCGCCGGGGCCGTGCTTGATTAGAATTTTCTGCTCGCGTACGTCGCCGGTCACGGCGTACCCGTACCAACGTTGCATGAAATCAACGAGGTCCAAGTCGCCTACGAATATCTCGGCGAGGAACTTTTTAAAGCGCGGGCATTTGGCGGCGGGGTCGTAGGCAATCGGCGCAAGCTTCGTGATGAGTTGCCCCGAATCGTGCGGCATGAGATGCCCGGTTTTTAAATTGATTGTGCCGTTGATACAATTGAGTAGCCACGGGTTTGCGTCTAGCGATTCTATCTTTACGTCGAGGAGATCGCGCAGGATGGCAAGCGCACTATTCTGCGTGGCGACGTTCTCGCATTTCGATGCCCATTTACCGAGCATCTCTATCTCGGTTTGAGCCTTGAGAATCGCATCGCCGAGCCCCTCGGTTGCTTGCGCTTGCAGCGCGTCGAGCTCACGCTTTATTTCGTTTCGCTCGGCGAGCACCATTTGTGAGAGATGACACGCGAAATCGCGCGGCTTGCCCTCATTGGATGCCCAACGCCGCCCGTCCCACGAGTAGAAGTCCCCCGCGACGCTGATTAACTGCGCGCCGTATCTGTCCTGCAATCGCTTCGCGTTCGCCTGGTCCGTGCAGCTAAAAAACGATTCCGGTACGGCTGCCGGCATCGCCGACGGCGGGGGCGGGGCTAGCGGTACGGGCGGCGGGTGCGGTGTTTCGGTGAGCGCAGGAGCGGGAGCCACAGCCGCGGGAAGACCCGGGGCGGTGCGCCGCGCCGTGACCCGCCACCGTTTCGGTAGCGCCACGGCTTTGAGTATGGTTGAGCGTAGATAATCTTCGCGTTCCCATTTTTCTCGGCGTAGCTTGCAGTCCGGGTGCTCGAGGGCAACGCGCTGCATTGTGTCGCAATTATTGCCGAACACAAAAGCGAGCGTATTAAAGAGCGATTGATCAGCGCTCGATGCATCATAATCCTTCCCTCCGTTTCCCGGCCACGTGGCGGCGAGCACGTCGGCGTTAGCGTTCCATAGGTCGGCGAACGTCGCCTTACCGTTGCCGAGCTTCGCGCCGATGCTGCGCATCTTGAGGGCTTGCGCAATGCGTTCATCGACGGTGCCACGGACGGTGCAAGCCGGGTCGTCGGTCGTCGTCCATTCCGCCGTTTCCTCGCGGACTTTGGGGCGAAAGTATGTGAACGCGGTAGCCCACAGAGAATTAGTCGCGTCCTTGAGCGGGTCGCCCTCGCCCTGCGTGAGCGCGATAAACCGCCGCCGCGTGTAGAGCTCAATGTGCAAATCGATGTTTTTCGTTGAGTGCGCCGGGGGCTCGCCGACGTAGGAAGCGATAATGTGCAGACCCTTGCCGGACTGCGAGCGCTCGACGTAGCACCCGGCGTAATCTGACACGAGTTTGGCCGCAAGCACTGACAGACTGCCGTCGGCGTCAATGCCATTATCAATATCGATGCAGAAAAGACCGCAGCCCTCGAAAATCACGATACCTACACCGTGACCCGCGCCGAGGGCAAGCGCACCTGCCTGCGCAACGACTGGCGTTAGCCATGTCGCGGGATTCTGCGCGTCCGAGTTTCGCCCGGCTGCCGGGTCTACCGGCACCTTATCTGTACGCCCGTCCGGCAGCGGGACGAGCTTATAGACGACGAACTGTCGGCGCGCACCGAGCGCGGCGAGGAGTGGATTCACTTGCGGCGCGCGCGACCAGTAAAGATGCTTGTATCGTTTATATCGGTATCGTCGACCACGGCGTCACGCAGTGCTTGCATGGTGCCGAAATGCGTGTTAATGGTGCCGGTCGCGCAGCCGAGATGCTCTGCCACGTGGCGTTTGAGCACGCGGTCAATGCCGTGCCGGCGTGCGAGGGTCCGCGCCGCGCGCAGTATCTTTGCCCGCGTGAAGGTATAGGGGTTGTTCATTTGTAGAAACTCCTTGATGCGCGCGTTAGCCTATAGTTTTTCGGGCTCGGACACAAATACCGCATAACCGCCTTCCCTATTCACGAGGTCCGCCCAATGCTGTTGAGCCTCGAGCCGGCCGCGGTCGGTGCGACTGTCGGTCCCTTTACACTCGACCGACACAAACTGAGCTAGACACTTCCCGACCATATCCGGGGTAATGACCACGGGGCGCCAGCCGATGAGGTCGCCCGATTTGAGCACGTCGCCGAGTTGCTTGGAGTCATTCGCGAGTCCGTATCTCACGTGGTTGCCGCTCGCCATTTGCCCGGCGCCCCGGTTGTTGCGCCACAGCCGCCAGCCGCGGGACTGTGCTTCTAGGCGAACACGGCTCTGTACGTTACTCTCGCTACTCATTTCCGTTTCCCCCTAGCAGATTTGAGAGGCGCCGTACAGCCCGGCGGGAATCGGTCGCTGCGCGAGCCCGCGCGGTGCGGAAACCAAAACCCATCACAGCGGCACATTCGCTTGCGGTTTATCATTTTACGGGTTACTCGCTTCAACGATACCGCTCTCCGTATTCGCGGCGGCAATCCTATCACGCAAGTCGTCCGCCTCTCGCGTGCCGAGCAGACCCGCGTGGACGGTATCAATGCCGAACTTGTAGAAAAACCGGCGGCGGGCCTCCGCGGCGTCGCGCCCGAGCGATAGCTGATGGCTCATCCACAGCCCGAGCGCGCGGCGCATTTCTTGCTGCGAGTCGAAGCGCTCATTGTGCCGTTTATGAATTGACAGCATCATTACCCGGTCGGCGCCGGGCGGTATCTTGGCGGGACCATCAATGCGCGCCTGCTCTTTGCGCATCTCGGCGAGCAATTCGGGGTCGAGTTCCATGCAGTCGCCGTCGACCTCTTCGGCGGTCGAGCGGCGCATGGGCGGGGGTTTCGGGGCGCCGCACTCGGGGCAGGCTGACAGTGCCGCCTCGTACGCCGCGTAGCACTCGGGATTGACGCAATAGCGCATCGGGATTTCGTCCGACGGTTTCTTGCGGCTGCGGCGTTCGGCGCGGTTCAAGCTGTACTCGCGCTCGACGTCGGGCAGCCCGTGCCGTACATAGTTTTGTACGTGGTCGATTATGATGGCTTTCGGTTTCACACTCGCGGCAATCTCGGCGAGTCGCTGCCCGTCGGTGCGTTCGTTCCAGGTGCGGTTCTGTTCGTCGGTCAGCATGAGCCGCAACGCCCGTCCGAACTGTTGCCCGTATAGCTGAAACGATGCGGTCGGACGCGCCATGCTGACGACCTCGACGGCGGGCACGTCCACGCCTTCGCCGAGTACGTCGACGCTGACAAGCTGCAAAATCTGCCGCGCACGAAACTGGCGCATGAGATTGCTGCGAACGGCGAGCGGTGTTTTCGCCGTGATAACCTCGGCTACTACGCCGCTCGCCCGGTACTTCGCCGCGATTTCCGTGGCAGCCTCGATGTCGACAGCGAACGTGATACCGAGCTTGCCGCCGGCGAATTTGAGGTAATGCGCTACCACGTCACCAACGATAGTCTTGGACGAGTGGACCGCAGCCCGCACCTGCTTGTAGTTGTACTCTCCCGCGGCGCCTATCTCGATATCCTCAACGTGAATGTCGGACGGCGGCGCGATCAGCCGATAGTCGCAGAGAAATCCCCGCGAGATGAGCTCGCGCCCGCACGGACCTACGATTAGCTCGTCCACGAGCCCGTCGGCTTGCCGCCCGAGCCCCTTGCCGTCGGCGCGGATACAGTGTGCAGTGACGAGCAGCCCGCGCGCGTTCGGAAACATCGCTTGTGCCTGCCCCCATTTATTCTCGCGCAAGACATGGTGCCCTTCATCCTGCACGACGATTTCGACCTGCCGCAGCCATGGGTCATTTGCATTGTGCCCGACGAGCGTATCTACGCCCGCCACGCGGGTATGCGCAGCGGGACTGTAGAAACTGCGCCCGTGCGTCTCTTGCTCGAGCGTGACTATCTGGCGCTGGATGGCTTTAGGGGCAATGATGCCGTGGGGTACCTGCTCGCGGTTTAGGGCTAGCGCGGCTTGCCCGACGAGCTCTTGCCGGTGGCTGTTGATAATGGTGGGACGGTCGAGTTCGGCGACGATGTTACAGAATAAGACGGTCTTGCCGCCCCCCGTGGCTGTGACAACCATCACGTTGCGGGCGCCTCGCCCCCACGCGGCATAGACGCGCTGTTTAAGCGATAGTTGGAAGTCTCTAAGCATGGCGCGTAACTTGACGGACTCTGACGGCTGTGTCAACCTCTCGCCACCACGCTAATGGAGTCCGCACGTGCATATTACCCTCGTTATTGACACCACGAAAGATGACTTGCAAGAGGTCGCGCAGTCGCTCTTGCGCATGGCCGGCGTCGTTGACGCCGAGCAGACCGTTAAGGTTAGCGTCGACACGAGCGACCTACAAAGAATCATTGACAATCTGGGCGAGGTTAGCAGCGAGCCGAGCCCCGTCGCCGCCCCGCCGCCCCCGCCGCCATCCCGGGCTCCAATCGTGCTGCCCCCTGAGTTCGACCAGAACGACGGCGGCGCGCCAGACCTCGACGTAGAAACCGACGACGCAGGCAACGTGACGTCCCTCACGACTGCGGTGTCGCTTCCCCTCGCCCCGCCCCCGCCGCCCCCCGTTCCATACAGCGTGCCCGTGTCTAGCGTGCCGCCTGCGACGCCTGCCCCGCCTGGCCCGGCAGTGGTGGCAGAGTTAGACGCGCGCCGTCTGCCGTGGGATGGTCGCATTCACGCGGCGAACCGCGCGAAAACCATCGGCGGTCAATGGAAGTACAAGCGCGGCGTTGAAAAGGAAACCGTAGCAGCGGTCGAAGCTGAGCACGGTTTCGTGCCCGCGGCGGGGTCGCCCGCCCCTTTAGCGTCGACGCCGCCGGCAGCGACTCCCGCCCCGACGGCTGCCGCTACTGCGCCAACCGCCCCGCCCCGGCCCGCCCCTACGGCTGGAATTGCTGCCCCGGCTGCGGTCGTGCCGTCGGCGATTGATTTCCGCGGGCTCATGCAAAAGATTGTGACCGCCACTAATGCGAAGAAACTCACCGACGATCAGACCGCTGCAGCGATGGCAGCGGTCGGGCTCGGCGTGCAGGACTTCGCCGCGCTCATCGACAAGCCTACGATGATTGAGACGGTCAACGCGGCAATCGACCGGGTGCTAGCAACGTGAGCGGCAGTCACGCGCGGTTCGCGCCGTCCTCGATGTATTTAACCGTGAACTGCCCAGGGTGGCTGAGGCAATCCAGCCTCTTGCCGCCCGAGCCCGAAACCGAGGCGTCGAAAGAGGGCGAGGCGGGACACGAGATAGCCGCGTTGGCTGCGTCCTGCCACGGGTGGACGCCTGCCGGGCGGAACATCGCATCCAATGGCGTCGAGATAACTCAAGACATGCTCGACGGCGCGGCGCGATGGGTCGAGGCGCTCGAGGGCTTCCCGGCGCATATCGAGACACCCGTGCAAATCCGTCGACTGCACCCGACCGATTGTTGGGGCACGCCCGACGCGCGGCAATGGAGCCCGGACACCCTCACGCTGCGGCTCGCCGATTATAAATTCGGGTTTGAGTACGTCGATGAATTCGAGAATTGGCAGTTGCTCGCGTACGCCATTGGCGCACTCGACGAACTATTCCCCGAGGGCTCATGGGTTGACCGACCAGGCATTACCGTCGAAATGACCGTCGTACAGCCGCGCTTCTATTCGGCGTCGCCGATTCGCACGTGGACGATACGAACCGCCGGGCTCTTGCATTATACAGAACGCATGCGTGAGGCGATTAGGCAAGCCGACAGTGCTGAGCCGCCGCTCAAAACCGGCCCGCACTGCACGCACTGCCCGGCGCGCACGCACTGCCCGGCGTACGACAAGGCGTTTTACCACGCGATAGACTTCGCCGGGCGGGCGGACCCGATGGTGGCGACGCCCGAACAGGTAGGGCGCGAGCTCTCCCTAGTGCGTGAGTTCGTGAAACGCCTGGAAGCACGCGAAACCGGACTCGCCGCCGTAGCCGAGTCGATGATTCGCACGGGTAAAAACGTTCCGGGTTGGGCGCTCGAGCAGAGTGCCGGCCGCCTCGCGTGGACGCAGCCGCTCGAGGTTGTCGAGGGTACGGCGCGTATGCTCGGTAAGTCGCTTCTCAAACCGCCCGAGCTCATTACGCCGACGCAAGCGAAGGACCGCAAATTGCTTGACGCCAAGGTCATCGACCAATATGCTGCCCGACCGAACGGCGCCTTTAAGTTGACGCCTCACACCAACAAATCAGTACGGAGTAAATTCGCATGAAGCCCATCAGCCCACAGCGGCAAATAAAAGCAGCCGAGGTTGCGTCAGTTTTCAATCCGATTCACGCATACTTGGAAACGTTGCAGCCGATTAACCCGACAACGGGCGAACCGGGGCTTACTGAGGCGTTGCGCCAGGCGCATTGCAAAATCGAGGAGGCATCGTTTTGGGCGGTTCAGTCGGTGCTGAAATTCGGCACGGCGCCCGCTACCACGCACGCGCCGGCCGACGACGAGAACCCGGGCAAAGAGGCTGCACCGGCCGCACCGCCGCCCGACGCGCCCGACGGCACGGAGAGCAACGCCACGGCGGGCAATATCGACCCCGTGCCTGCCGACAGCGTGACGGCGATATAAGTTTTTGGGAGGGGTAGCGAATAGCTGGCCGGTCACGTGGCAACGCCCAGTGAATAGCGATCAAATTAACGCGGGAGAGTTGCCCGCCCCCTTCCTCCTATTTTCACCAATCGAGGAGTCTTGTAAATGACGACAGCACAGAGAAACGATTTCACAAGCCCGGTTGGGCGGTTCGTGTGGGGCTCGCTATACGAGCCGCAGACGAAGGATTTTGACGGCAACCCCATGACCGTCAAGAGCGGACCGGATACGGGTAAGCCGACGCAACGGTACGAGTTCGGCGTTGCCGTCCCGAAGACGCAAGCGCACTTCGCCAACGAGCCGGGGTGGGGTCAGCTTGCGTGGGCGACCGCACACGCCGCGTTCCCGGGCGGCGACAGGTCGGCGGCGATGGCTCCCGATTTCTCGTGGAAGATTGTCGACGGCGATTCAACCGTCGTATCCACGAAAAGCAAGAGCAAGACTCGCCCGTGCGACCGCGAGGGCTTCAAGGGCTGTTGGGTGATTAAATTCTCCTCCTCGTTCGCCCCCAAAGTGTACGACGCGATAGCGAACGCCGAGAACCCGCCGCTACTCGAGGCGAAGGGTGCCGTGCTGCCAGGCGACTATATCCAGGTACTCGGCTCGATGGCGGGCAATACCGGCAAGAGCCCCGGCATTTACATAAACCACAATGCAGTGGGCTTGAAAGGGTACGGCACGAAGATTGTTTCGGCGGGCATCGATGTAGCGGGCAAATTCGGCGGCGCCGTGCCCGCTGGCGCGTCCGCGGCGCCGGTCGGTGGTTTTGCACCGCCTGCCGCCCCCGCCGCTCCTGCGCCGTCTACGGGGCAGCTACCGCCCCCTGCCGCTGCGCCTGCCCCCGTGGCTGTCGCCCCGGGACTGGCAGCCGCCGGGCTACCGCCGCTCGCCGCCGCGCCGCCTCCCCCGGCTGCCGCCCCTGCCGCCCCGCCGGCACCCGTCGGACGCCCGCCGCACAAGGGTGTCGCGTATGATGAGTATATCAAGGCGGGTTGGACGCTCGAGCAGCTACGGTCGGACGGGTATCTAGGCTGACTGGACGACCGGCAATGCGTCGCGGGGCACCGCGCGGTACGGAACCCGCGCGGGGTTTACGCAGGCAGGGAAACCAGCCGCCATATGGCAGTGGCCTGACTGCACAGAGGATTGCATACCATTCTGACGTTACCTGTTCTCGACCTCGAGACGCTATCGGCTGCCGGGTTCGCATGGGACCACGACGCAGGGAAATGGACTTCCCTACCCGGCTTCTCCTCGCAGAAACGTGGGCTGCCCGCTGTCGGCGTGTGGCCGTACGTGCAACACCCGACATTTAGAATCGTCCTTCTCGGGTACGACCTTACGCCGCAGTTCGGCGGGATAACGGCGATACAATGGGAGTACGGGCAACCCCTCGATTGCGTGGCGCCGCTGCTCGCCTACGTCGCGGCGGGCGGCATACTTGAGTCCCACAATGCCGAATTTGAGCGCGTGAGCTGGAATGAATGGGCGGTGCCGGTACTCGGCTTCCCGCCGCTGTCCATCCGCCAACAGCGCTGCTCGGCTGTGAAAGCGCGAGCCGCCGGCTTCCCGGGCTCTCTCGGTCCATTGGGAGAGGTGCTCGACGTACCTACGAAGAAGGACGCCGACGGCTCGCGGCTCATGAAAATGTTCTCGATTCCGCGCAATCCCACGAAGAAAGACCCGCGCACAATCACACTCCCCCACGAGGAGCCCGCCGAATGGGCGAAGTACAAAGCGTACAACTTAGGCGACCTCGTGACCGAGCATCAAGTCTCGTCCCGCGTGTGCGACCTCTCCCCGCCCGAGCAAGAGCTATGGTTTCTCGACCAGGAAATAAACGACCGCGGGCATGCTGTCGACCTTGCCGGCGTTGAGAACTGCATTGCGATTGTCGAGCAGGCGTACGACAAATTCGGCCCCGAGTTCCGCGCGCTGACGGGCGGTATCGAGCCGACCGAGCTTAAGCAGCTACAAGGCTGGCTCGCCGGGCGCGGCGTGCATATGCCGGACATGACCGAGAAATCTATCGATGGCGAGATTAAACGCCTCGAAACAGCGGCTAGACTCGCAGCCGAGATTGCAGGGCGAGCTTTCATGGTCGACCCGTCTTTACGTGCCCTGCAACTACGGCAGATGCTCGGCAGCGCAAGCGTCAAGAAACTGTATGCCCTGGACGCGATGGCGGCGAAAGACGGGCGCGTTCACGGGATGTACCAGATGCATGCCACCCACCACGGGCGGACGGGCGGGTACGGTCCGCAGCCGGCGAATCTATACAAGGGCGAGTGGCATACGCTCGAGGAGGTCGAGGCGGCGCTCGCGGTCATTGCGACACGTTCGCTCGATGCCGTGCAGGCAGCGTACCCGAGCCTCGGTCCGCTCGATGTCGTGAACAATTGCCTGCGCTCGCTGTTCGTGGCGGCGCCGGGGCACACGCTGATATCGTCCGACTACTCCGCAATTGAGGGTGTCGTGCTCGCAGCGCTCGCGGGCGAACAATGGATACTCGACGTATTCAACGGTCACGGGATGCTGTACGAGGAACAGATATCGCGCATGACCGGCGTCCCGTTTGAGGAGTTCGTGCGCCATAAGCGCGAGACAGGCAAGCACCATCCGCTGCGCCAGCAAGGCAAGCTTGCCGTGTTGTCCGGGGGGTACGCCTCGTGGATCGGCGGTTGGAAAAAGTTCGGCGCCGATGAGTACTATCAGGACGATGCAGCGATTAAGGCGGCGATTCTCGCATACCGGGACAGCGTGCCGCGCATCGTTGAATTTTGGGGCGGACAGACACGCGACAAGTTCCGACCCGGCGAGCGGCAAGAGCTATACGGGCTTGAAGGCGCCGCCATTAAAGCCGTGATGTACCCTGGCACGTGGCACCACGTCGGTCTAATTGGCTTCTGCGTGGCGAACGACTGCCTGTATATGCGCCTGCCGAGCGGGCGAGATATCCAGTACCACGCGCCGCGGCTGATGGCGTCCACGCGCCCGTATGCAAGCCCGTGGGAGGAAGCCCTATCCTATATGGGCTGGAACACGAACCCCGATAAAGGACCGCCCGCGTGGATACGAATGGACCTTTACGGCGGGGTGCTCACGCAGAACGCGGTTGGTGGCGTGGCGCGCGACATCATGCAGCACGGAATGCTAAATGCAGACCGCGCCGGGTACCCGATTGTAATGCAGACATACGATGAAGCCTCCGCGGAGGTCCGGCTGTGCGACACGGCTCCGCTCGGTAACAAGAGCGTCGCGGGGCTCGAGGAGTGCCTTAACGATTTGCCCGCGTACGCCCGCGGCTGGCCGGTCCGGGCGAAGGGCGGATGGCGCGGACCGCGATACGGGAAATGGGACTAAGGCGCGTCGTTCATCTGCTTTTCAAGCTCGGCGATACGACCCTGCAGATAAAGTATCTGCGCGTCCGCATCGTGAGCCCGGGTTAAAATAGCTCCTGAAATATCTTTTCCTGGTCCGACTGTACTGTCGGCGGCTGCGTTTCCAGCGCTGGCAGTTTTGCCGGCGTCGGGCGCGGACAGTGGAACACGACCGCGGGCGGTGCGCTGGCACAAGACGCCAATATCGCCAACGGCAGGCACAGCAACAGCCTTTTCGTAAATGATTGCATTGTGGGACTCCTCAGTTGCAGCGGTAGCATCGTCCTTTGCTACGGCGGTGTTGGCGTGGGTGACGGCGCGTGCATCGACCGTAGCATCCTTCGCGTGCTCGATGTTGCGCTCGTGGACGATGAGCCACGTCAGGAACCCGCCGACGAGCAGCGCGCCCGCCAGCGGTTTCCAGAACTTCTCGAGCAGCGGCAGTATCAGGGCTAACATATGGGTATTAAAACAACGATTTGAGCCAAGCCCACAACCTGCTCAAGAAACTTTTAAACCTGTCGGCGCGCTCGGCGGCACAGCGTATACGAACGTGTCGACCGCCGTCGGTGCGGACACGCCGCTCGCATCGGTCGCGGTCACTTCGACGTAGTAGGTCGTGCCGTTGACGGGCACGAAGCCAAGCTGCGCGAACGTCACGGTAACGACTCCCGCCACGGGGGCGACAGTCGCGGGAACCGCGTACGACTTGATGGGTGGGTTGACCGTATCAATGAGCGCTGTGAATGTCAGCGCCTCGGTGAGCGGCGTGCCGTCGGCGTTCGTTGTCGGGGCGGTAAAACTAATTTCGGTTTGCACTTACTTTTGCTCCGTTGTGATAGATACCGTTTTGCTGACGGTAGGTTGCTGCGCCGTCCAATCGTTCGCGGCGTCCGAGTAAATTCGATACACCCACGGGAGGAGTCCCGTAACTGCCGTGATAATGGTTGCCCCGAACCCCGAGGCTTCTAGCGTCCGCTCGGCTGCCGGTAGGTGCATGTACCATCGGAGCAGTGAGTCAGTGACGTACGCCACCCATGCGGCGTACCCGAATAAAATGAACCGGGGGACGACGCGCCAGGTATCGAATACTTGTGCCGCGTCGAGCCACCGTGTTTTGTTCACAGAATCTTGTGCAGGATGTACAACACCGCGACCACGAGGGCGCCGGTCACGAACGCATGAGCGTGCGATTCGAGCCACGACGTCGCTTGAGCGTCGAGCGCTGCAAGCTTCGCTTTGACCGCTTCAAGGTCGGCTTTCACTTTCGCGAGGTCGGACACGGCGACAGGCGCCGGGGTAACAGGGGGAACTGAAGACATTTGGTCGCTCCTTAAGTGCGGCGCAACAGCCGGGGGTATTACGTGTGTCATAACCGGGGCGGATTATACAGCGGTCGCCGCCTCAATCATAGCCGCCTCGTCCTCGCGGCGCGTCACGAGGCCGCCTAGGCGCTTACCGCCGGCAAACTCCCAGTCGAGTAGGTGAACCCTGACCCCCACCCAGTCGCCCGCCTCAACGCATTTGCGGACCGTCGACACGTTGTAATTGCCGATCCCCTCGTTATATACGAAGTCGGTAAGCGCATCCTCGCCGCCGGGCGGCCATGCGACGCCGGGCGACGCGGCGAGCAACTGCGCACGGGCAGTGTCTAAGCGCGCCACGAGCGCGGCGTCGCACTCCGCGTACGTCCACAAGACGCCCTCGCAAATTAGCAGACCGGTCGTCCCGTATCCTATCGTCCATTTGCACCCGGCGGCGTCCCAATACGCCGACACCGTACCGTCGCCGTTATCCTTGGCGCGACCCTCTCGGGCTTTTACAAAGTCTAGAAGCGTCAATGATTTCCCCCGCCGCGAGCTAGGTAGTCGGCGGCAATACCTATGCCGGTGCCAATCAGCCCGCCCACAACGGATACGGCGGCGACAAAACCGCGCTGTTTGGCTTGAGACAATTGGAGCTTGCGCACGTCCGCGCACATTTCCTTATCGCTTATCACGTGAACGGCGAACGTCTCGATGTGAGCATTTAGCTTGCCTTTGAGCTCGCCTACGTCCTGCTTGATGTCGAGCAGTACGCCCATGAGGGCCTCATTACTTACGTCGTTACTCACGCTAGGCCACCGTCGCGAACCAATCGCACGTCCCGGCGTTGCCGTTCTGGTATTGAAATCCCGTGGTCGTGATGCTGCCCGGTACGACCCATCCCGTGTCAGGGCTCGCGTAATTCCATTGCACGAACACGCGCGGCACTGACGGGAATGTGATGCCGAACGATACCGAGACTACGCCATTGGCGCACGTGAACGTGCCTGATTTTGATTTCGGCACGGTCGCAAGCGCCGCAGTGACGAACGCTGTTGAGGCAATCTGTAGCGTGTTGGTGCCTGGCGCCGCCGTCGGCACTGTCGGCACGCCCGAGAATATCGGGGACGCGAGGTTGGCTTTCGCCGCTATGGCTGCGGCAATCGCCGCCTGCACAAACGCGGTTGTCGCAATCTGCGTCGTGTTGGTCGTCGCGGGCGACGCGGTCGGCGCGGTCGGCGTGCCGGTCAGCACGGGCGAATTGATGGGCGCGAGCCCGGCGGTGCTGACGCCAGTGTTCTGTATATTCGTCCCATCGCAATAAATCGACGTGGGTGCAGCGGCCCCCGTCTGAGGTATCAGGACGCCGGAACCCGAGGCGGTTTTTACCGTCACGGTAAAGGCGCCCGTGCAAGTATTCGCGACAACCCATTGCGTACCGACCCATACCGGCAAAATTACGTTGACGTTAGCCGTCAGAGTTCCCGAAAATTCTATGAACGGCGCCGCGGCTTGAAGCGCCGTCAGGGTGACGTTCGACCCGCCTAGCGTCACGTCGGTGAAACTTGAGCAAGCAATCGGAAGCCACCCGGTTCCGGCCGTAGTATCCGGGTCAACCGTGTTGCCGTCTACCAAGCTAATCCACGCGCCCGTACCGTTCGCGTTCACGAGCACGGCGCCCGCCGGGTACCCGCTGATATCGCTCGAAAGTGTCGAGTTGTACACGCTCAGCGCACCCGCGGCGAAGTTCGCGCAGTACGCCGTAATCATGTACAGGATACCGTTCATATCCTGCCCGAAGAACGGCAGACCGCCCGAGGCTTCCGGGGTCATCGTGGACGGCGGGAACCCGTCGGTAAAGCTCGCCGCGTTGACCGTTGTGGCAATTTGTGACGGGACCGGAATGGGCAAATTGATGTACGTCGGGTCGCTCGCGCCGAATCCGAACGGTTCCGAAATGAGCAGCGGGGCGACTAGGGTGCTTGACATATCCGATACTCTATCAAACGTCGGTGTTAATTACGAACGACACGCCCGGCGGGGTCGGAATGACGCCCGATTGCTGCAAAATCGCTAATTGAATGGCTGATGGCGTGAACGTCAGGTTATAGCTGATTGACATCGGTCCGGTGTTCAGGACAAACGCCGTGCCGGGACCGTACAGGTTTTGCAAAATCTGATTGATTGCCGGCGCCGTCGTCGTGCAGATATTCGCGAACGCTTTCGCGAGAATCAATTGGCGGTAGGCGTCGTCCGGCAGCAAGTACGCTTCCGTCGCGTTGTAGCCCGTATACATCGCGCCGCCCACAGCGGGCTGCGGCGGCTGGTCGCTGCCCATTGTTTGCCAATCGGGCGGGGGCGTCGCGCTGTTGTCGAAGCCGACGTAATCCGTCGATGTCGGGATGCGCAGCAAGCGCGACACGTTCACGATAACGCCCCAGATATCGAGCCCAAAGCCGACAGCCGTGTCGACGTTCCATACGAAGTTAAAAAAGTTCGCGAAGTTCGTTGACTGGTCGACGTACTGGTTGAGGTTGTTGACCAGCTGCAAAATTGTCGGGCTGTTCGCATACTGCGAAATGACGGTCGCCTCGATGTCGAACAGCGTGCCAACGGCGGCCTCGCCAGTCGACAGCACAAACGAAACGATGGCGCCCACGGCGACCGCCGCGCCCGCGCCGGGGTTCTGCGCCATGACCTCGCCCGCCGGCACGAACTGGGACGGCGCCGAGCCGATGGCGCCCGGTACGAGCCCCGCCTCGAGGAGTGCCGTGATGGCTTCCGACTGCGAGAGCCCGAATAGGTCGGGGACGGTCAGTTGCGGTAAACCGCCGGACACTACGACGTTGACAGCCGCGCCACCCGCGGCGAACGCACCCGCCGCGGGCGACTGGCTGATAATATTGCCCGTCAGCACGACGCCGCTCGGTTCGATGGTCTGCGCGCCGAGCGTGAGCCCCGCCGCCGTGAGAATTCCGGTTGCTACCAGGACCGACGTGTCAACTACGTCCGGAACGGCGATACCCTGCGATTCTGTGAGGTCGACCGACGCGGGCAGCGTGACGACCGTCCCGCCCACGGGAGATTGCGATAGTACCGTCGTGGGAGCGCTAGCGTCGGGCACCTCGACAACGGTGCCGACGGTCAAACCTACTGCCGTGATTGCAGCCTCGGCGGCAGCGTCAAGCAGCCCCACGACGTTGGGCACCGTGGCGCCGCAATCGTTATCGGCAAACGGGCCCGACGGCGTATAACTCGCGGTGTAGCGCGCGAGTCCTTGCGTAACCCTAAGCTCATCGACGAAAAACTCTTGACCGTTAGGCGGCCCGCCCATCTGAAACGTCGTATAAGTCGCCGTTATCGTTTCGGTGAACAGGTACGGCGCGGGGACCAATTGCGCCCCGTTTAGATAGGCGTAATACTGTTGGTTGAAACGGACGAAAGCGAGCGCGTACCACGTACCGGGGGTTAGCCCGGAGGGCAGGGTCCAGTTAACATCCCCGCCGGGCTGCCCTGCGCCCGAGCTCATAATCAACGAGGTGCCCCCGTTAATGTACAGAAACAGATTAGGGAAACCCCCGCCATCGTTCCACTGAACGATATTGGCCGGTCCCGTGCCCGTCGGGTTGTACCAAAACTCAATCGTGAAATCGCCTAGCGTATTCCAAATATCCAGCGACGGACCGGGGCCGCCCCCAGAATAATTTATTTGCAGGAAATCTGAGCTCGACGGAATATTCAGGCAAGCCGTGCCGAATTCGGGGTCGGTGGTGGTGAGTGCCGCCGCACCCGTGCACACGGCCGTAGTGAACCCGTTTAACGACGAGTCCACAATCGTGGTCGACCCGTTCGTTCCGTCAAAATGTAGGAGGAGCGCTACATCCGCGAAATTAGGATCACACGACATGGGTACGGTCTACCTTAATGCCCTATGGCGAACGCTGAAAAATACTGGTAGTTGAACGAGCCCGCCACGAGACATGTCATGCGGATTGTAATGGTATCTGCCGCCGAGACCCACGCGACCCACACGAAGCCATCGCCTAGGTCGTTCTCCGGGTTGGCGACTGCGCACATACCTTGCACTGCGCCGGGGCAGCTAATGTTCCATTGCTGCGATTGAAACGCGACCATTGGCGACCCGGACGGAGGCGGCGCCGCGTGAGCCGAGCTACCGAAAACTTGGCTGTCCGACGACCACGTGGGCGCCCCGCTTGACGCGCCTGTCAAAACCTGACCCGCCGTCGGCGCGGCTATGCCGCCGAACGAGCCCGCGTTGTTGTATTGGACCGTCCCGCTCGCGCCGCCTGGCGTAACTGGCGCCCCGCCCCCGCCGCCACCTGCTGATTTAAGCACGTTAGTTCCTATCCTTAGTTGCCGAGAAAGCCGACGGCCGTCAATATTGCGATTATTTCCGCGACGGCTGCACTCGTGGCGGCGAGCGATGCGCTGCCGCCTGCGAAATTGTTCGCTACCGACCCGCCCGTGGGAGTGCCCCACCCGGTAGATTGCGCGGGCGGCGAAGTGATTCCGTTTACGCCTATCGGGCCGGCAAAGAAGCTGTAGTTATCCGCCCAAGCCTGAATAGGGATACCTTGAGTGTAAAGCGCGACGTTGTTAGAACTCGCGGGGTTGATGAAATACCACGCATTCTGTCCGGCCTGCTGCAATGACCATGCGGCGAATTGCGTTGCGGCAACTCCCGTGTATATCGTGCCGGTCGAATTCCCGCCTAGGTTTACGTTCTGCCCCGGGGTTCCCCCCAGGGGGTTAACCGTAAGATTGCCGTCAACGGTTACGGACCCAAGCGGGAAACTCACGGCGACTGACGACACTCCAGTTCGAACTGCGGTCATCCAATCTGTCGAGAATGTTTGGCTGTCATTCTCTACGCTGAAGTGACACGTGGTAGTGTCGGCGTAAAAATTCCACAGTTTATAGTCGGTCGCGGCGCTCGCGTTGCCCCACGCCAAGCCGGGACCGCCGCCCCCGGTAACGCCCGGGCTGATGTACGTTTCTGACGTGGAAATCGCTGGACTGCCTGTAAAAGCATGCGAGCCCGCCCACGTCGGACTAATCGACTGGTTGAGCGCCGGAGCCGCATCCGAGCGCATCCACGTTGACGCCGATCCGTTGACGGCCGAGAGGCCGACCGACGCCGACGGGTTCGCGGCGGCCGTGTCGACGTACCAGCCCTTAACGCCGCTGCCGTTGGTTCCATAGTAATAATTATTGCCGGGCGAGGCGGAATCACCCGACAGTTTCAGCGGCGAGCCGGCCGTGCCGTTGCCCGTGACTGAATTGGTAACGCTAGCCGACTGCAACGCCGTGCCGCCAGCCCCGATGTTGGTGACTTGAGTCGAGGACAGGTCCACCGTCGGGACGGTAGTCGTTCCGCCAATCGTCAGATTTGAACTGCCGATCGAGGTCACCCCCGCTGTGCCCCATGAGACGCCCCCGGCGCCGTTGCTAACGAGCGCTTGCCCGGTCACGCCGGTCTGGCCGCCAATCGAGGCGATAAGAGCCGCGTTCGTGAACAGCGTGAGATTTGCGGCAGCTAACAGAAAAATCTCGCCGGGATTCGGCGTGTCCCCGCCGGCCGAACTAATCAGCACGTACCCGTTCGAAATGTCCCCGATGCCGGACCCGATAGTGACGCTACCACCTTGCCCGCCCGTATCGTTGCCTCCGGCTTGCATTGTGATGCTGCCACCCGTGGTTGAAACTTCCGTTGCGGCGAGCAACGTTAGATTAGTCCCGTCCCACGTGGACAGAGTGCCGCCGAACGAGCCCGCGTTGTTGTATTGGACCGTCCCGCTCGCGCCGCCTGGCGTAACTGGCGCCCCGCCCCCGCCGCCACCTGCTGATTTAAGCACGTTAGTTCCCCAAACCAGGAGTGAAGTAGACATCACCCGTGCCGCCAATGCTGGCCGCGTAGGTCGTGCCGAGCGGCACGGTGCAGACAATCACGGCGCCCGGTGCGACCGGGTAGCTGCCTGGCGTCGAGCCGTTCGGTGTAGCCGCTGTAACGGACACAGAGTTACCGAACGCGACAAAAGCAACGGTTGTGCCGCCGTTGTATACCTGTACTTGCTCGTTCGCCATCACTGCGAGTTCGACCGACTGCGACGAACCGTTGCTGTCGATATCGACCGTTCCGCCTTGCGGAAAAAACGGCGTGCCCGCCGACACCCACGAGCCGGGATTACCATAAGCGCTCATAAATTTAATTCCTTGAATGTCATACCGTAACGGAAATGTTGCCCGCCGAAATGGTCGGCTCCTGATCAATGCCCATTTGCAAACTGTTCGACGCGGGCGTGCTGGTGAAGCCGATGAAAATCGACAATATCTCGACCTCTGCGCCGATCGCCGACACCACGCCATAGAACTGCGAGGCGAGAATGAGCGCCCCGCACCGCGCGCGTAGATTCCCGTTCGTGCCGTTGAACTGCGCAATGATGGCTTGTTGCACTAGCGGCACTATGTTCGACGGTAGCAATATATTCGACTGCAGCGTTACCGCGAAATAAATCGGCGTGTCCGCCGGATTGATGTACGTGACTTCATACGAGGGTATCGGATTGCTGTAGCCGCTCGTGTCCTGCACGGTTTCGCTGACGAGCGTCGCGCCCGCCGTGCCTTGCTGCGCGCCGGCAATGGCGCCGGACGCCACAGTCCCCGAGGTTGATACGTTCAGGGTGCCGGTGCCCGTCGCGGGCGTGTAGGTGCCGTAAGATGTCACCGTGGCTGTGCCCGTATCGACAGCGCCGGTTAGCGTCATACCAGGCAGAATGTAGCCGCTCGTGGTCGCACTGATTGTGACGACGCCCGCCGCCTGCGAGCCCGTGCCGACGAAAGACGGCTGATAGGCGCACCCTACGTTGGTTGCCGCCCATATGGCGTTCGCGACCGCTTGCGCCGCGCCGCCCACAACGGCGATATAAACCGAGTTCGGCGCGACGGGAAACGATGTCGCATTCGGGTTGCCGGCAATGGTGCCGGTGACAACCGACCCCGTATTGTTTTGCGTCACGAAAACGTCGATAACGCCCGGCACGTCGAAACACGCGGCGTAAATCGCCGGTAGCGAGCCTTGACTGTTCAAGCCTACCGACTGCTTGCGGCGGTACTCGAATGCTTGCGGCGACTCGACGGCGGCGCCTGTGACGCCCGCCCCTGAATTGTTGACCGATTCCCACCCGGGGATAGCCTGGTAAATCTGCGTGACCGTATTCGCGGGGCACGGGGTTGGACCCGCCGTGACGTTCGCGAATGCGAGCGTAATCGAGCCGCCGATGGGGATGCTGCCCGCCTGCGTACAGGCGTAGACGTTTCCGCTCGTATCCTGAACGAGCGCGCCCACGGGGATGGGTGTCCCGAACACGCCGACGCACTGGCAATTGACCGTCGTGGCGATTGCGGGGTTGCGCGTCAGGAAGTAAATGCGTGCGATGGCGTCTTGCATAAACCCCGTGGCGGTGTCCGGGTCTACCTGATTGACGAACGTCGCGAACACGGTGTCAGCATTCGCGATAGCCGCCGCGGTACTCGAGCACAACTGACCTTGCGGCGTGTTGAGCGCCGGATTCAAATTGCCGCCGAACGCCGCGTTATAGTCCTCTTGCACGCCCGCGAGAATCGCCGCCTCGGTCGGGATGACTAGCCCCGTTGGAGTGAATACCGGCGTAGGTACGTTGGTCGTGTCGGTCATATAGAAACCGTCTGCGTCTGATGGCTCGAATCTGTAAAGAGCACCTGCCCGGTTGTCTCACGTGTCGTCGCCGAATACGCCTCGATGATGCACGTCGCCGAAACGACATCAGGCACCGTCAACGCAGCGGCAACAAACTGCTCTTGAAATATCGCAGCCGGCGGCGTCTTGCCGAACAACTGCCCAAAATAGTCTACTCCAAGCGAGACATTGTAGTATACCTCGCCCAGAACCGTACGGCAGGCAGATGCCACGTCCTGCGCGAGCGCGTAAGGCTCGGCTGCGACAGCGATGTTACCGTCCGCGTCAAGCGTCAAATCCCACAGCCCAACGTCTAAAAGTAGTGTGTTCATACTGGAGGCCCTGTATCGCCGCCGCCGGTTGCGACGCCCGAGTGTACGTGTGTTCCGAGTTCGACGGCGCCCTGTTTCACGGTGCCGCCGGTAAGATCGCCCGTGACGGCCAGCGAGCCCGAGAACGACCCCGCGCCGCCGCCCGTCTGCGTGACCGTGCCGGCTATGCTCACGTCACCATCGAGGATGATTTCCGGGGCTGTAATCGTGACCGTGGTCGTCGCCGTGATGGCGACCGCGAACGGGCTCATAACGGTAATTCCCGTGGCGTTGAACTGTACATACTGGGCCGGTGCGCCGTTCAACATCCCGCCGATATAAACGGCGTCCGCCCAGTCGAATGTCCGCGCGCTGCCCGGGTTCGCTTGCGCCTTTGAGTTTTTGACGTTCGTTATATCGCGCGAGCAGAACCCGCACAGCCCGATATCGCCCGCCACGGGGTCGATAATGATGGCGTTCGTGCCGCCCTGCACGCGCAGGTACGGCACCTGATAGATGTCGCCGTGCTGTACTGCCTGCCCGTTGCCGGTCAGTAGATTCACGAGAACTTTCACCGTCACGGTGCCTACGGGCGCGACGCCGCCGTCGTTTGAGCACGACTGAATCTCGACAATCGAGAGCGTCTGCACGCGCGCGAGCGCCGCATTGATTTGTAGCTGGACTGTGTTGTAATCCGTCGTGTCTGCGACGGCCGACGCGAGCCCATACCCCGGAACATTCATTGCGCCCCCGTGGCTACAGCGAGCGATGGCGGCGAGAGCAGCAAATCTGAAAACCATGCGCCGTTCGGTGTTAGCGCCTCAATCGTATTCGTGACCGACGACACGAACCACTCACCGTTAGCCGTGGAATTTAGCGACGTAGGCACACCGTTGTTATCGATGACCGACGTACTGCCTTGAATCGTCACGGGGGATTTCACGTGATAGGCAGGGTTATACAACGCCCGCGCAGTGAGTCGCCCGTTAGCTTGCGGGACGGGATTCGCCACGAGCCCGGTTTGAGGCGTCAGGATGATAGGCGCATCGGAATCCGGTTGCCCTTTCGGGGACACGGTAATGCCCGTATTGGTGCCGTTCGGGGTCGGGTCCAAGTTGTACGCCGCGCAGACCGCGCGCAACTGGTCTGTGAGGCTGCCGGAATAGTAGACCGCGCCGCCTGTCGAGCCCGTCACGCCGTTATTAATGAACGCTTGCCCCATCTTGCCGATGATGACCGACAGCACGTCGGCAACTGCCGCGCTCGAGGGGAAGTTGGTAATCGTGGCGGGGGCGACCGAATCGTACACGCCCCACATGGACGTAACCACGAGGGGGACATCCGGCTGCGCAGAGTAATCCGTCGCCGCTGTCAGGATGTTGCCGGCGTACGCCGCCGCCCATCCGTCGCCCCCGTTCGCCTCAACCAGCACGCTGTTCGGCAGGTAGCCGGTCTTGCCGAACTCCACGACTTGCACCGCCAGGGCGTTCATGTCCTTGAGCGCCATGCCATATATTTTGATGGTTGCGGACGGCCACGCAGGATACCCGCCGCCGACAATCGTAGCGGACATGCGCAGCCCCGTAAGCTGCAACTGATTCGCGGTCGTACCCGGGAACACGGCGTTGCTGCCGTTCAGCGTGAACGTCACCCGCATTTGTTTGTTGAGATTAAGGGCCACTGGTATACCCGATTGCCGCTAAGTCGGACTGCCCGAGATAGAGCAACACGAACTGCGCGCCGAGCCCCGTGTAATACGGCGGCGCCCCGTTGAACGTGGGCGGGCCGCCCTGCGTCGCGAGGGTGTCGAGAAACATAAATTCGCCCGCCACGCCGAGGTATTGCCGGTCCTGCAGGATGGGCGTCCTATCCAGGCACCGCGCCGTATTGATGATGAGCACGCCGTTTACGGTTAAATCGAAAAAAAGCCCCGCTGCGACGCCATACTCGTCAACGATGGGTTCCCTTTGGTAGACCGCTATTTGGCAATTCTGCCCGTCAAGTGTTATTGAAAGCGTCTGTGAGGGAACGGCGTTTAGTGGAATTTGCAGCACGGGGTTAACCTGTCGGCACGGGCGGCGCGATAGCCGCGAGCGCGGATGACTGGACGGCGCTCGAGGGCACGGACGGCGCGGTCTGTCCGTTGTTCGCCGTCGGTATCGCGGAGGGCACGGACGAATTAGACAGATTCGTGGACGTGCTGGAATAGACCGCCGTCGCGTCGATGACCTCTACGAAAAACAACTCGACGTCGAAATACGCGAAGTTCCCGGCGCCGCGGCGCGAGAGTTCCGCGCGCGTGCATACGACGTTGGGGTACGATTTCTCCGGTGTGCGGATGGTGTACATCGTGGACAAATCGTTAACGACTGCATCGACCGTCTGTAGGAACGCGGTGCGCTCGGACAGCGAGCCGCCCTTCGTGAGCGTCACGGAGTTTTCAAACGGCACAATAACCTTGTTGTAGCTGGCGAACTGCCCTTGCTGAATCTGGTAATTCGAAACGCGGTACTCTTGCCGCCAGCCAAAATCCGTCACGCTGTCGGGGATTATCGCCTGCACGCCCGGCGATGCACCGAACCCAAAATCGGGTGTCGCCTGGGTGAACACGCCCCATACGGGCGCCGCTTGCGTAGATTGCCACAAGGCGCCGCTGGTCGCCTGCGTGCCGATTGTAGGCGGCGCGCTCGTGGGGGCCAGCAACGAGCGGGCAAGCTGCGGCACGCCGAGAAGCGCGGGCACGTTCGGGAACGGCGGGGTAGCCACGGTTATGGGAATGCCGAGCCCTGCGCCCCACCCTTGAGTGATTATCACGACTGCCCCGCATTGGCTTGCGCGACCGTCACTTTACGCTGTATCGCGTCCGCCGCTTGGTCCGCAACGGCTGCCGGGTCGGCGCGCGAGGAATTAACCGTTATCTGGTCTACCCGCACGTTCACGGTGCCGCCGCCCGCACCGCCCGCCCCCGTGCCGTTGCTGCCCGTGCGTGGCGGCAGTGAGGGTGTCGCGCCGTTCGGCGTGATAGCGCGAAGCTGCCGGTCGGATACGCCCGCCTCCTGCGCGCTCATGGCCGTAATGAGCGCCGGTATGTCAGCCGCGGTAAGCTTTGCGTTCCGGTCCTTGCCTAGCGACTTCGCGACGCGCGCGATGTACGCCTCAGTATCGGCGGGATGCTTCATGGCGTCGGTGCCTTCGTACGCCGTAATTAACTTCGATATCGTGTCATTGCCTCGCTTAAGCTTGCGCTCGACGTTCCCTTGCATCGCCTCGAGTCCTTCCGCCGCGGTCGCAAATATGCGGAACCCGTTGATATCACTCCGTTGACCGGGCAGCGCTTTGATGTTGCCTGGGTTGTTATTTTTCGCCGCGAGGCTCTTTGGTTTCTGCGAGAAAATGAAACTGATAATCTTGCCTAGGTCGCGGCCAAACGTCCCGTTCACGAGGCTCTCGGACAGTTCCCCCGACCCCTCGATGATGGTCTGTTCGATGGGGCGAACGAAGTCGCCAATTTTAGCGCCGAGCTTATCGCGCCGCCCCGCCGCTTCCGCCTTTACGCGCTCTAAATCTTCTGCCGCTTTCACACGCGCCAAGTCTGCGATGACTAGCTTTTGCGCAATGTCGAGTTCCTCTTTTTGCTTCTCGAGCGACTCGTTAAATAGATTGATGAGCCCTTCGGCAATTCCCCCGCGCGCGAGCGTGGCTGAGCGTGTCTGCTCATCCAAGCCCGCCACGCGGGCGGATAGACCCCGGAATATCGTACCGATATCGAGGAGGTTCCCTTTCAAGTCGCGATAGGGCACGCTGAATTGCTGTAGGAGGGTGAGCAACGGACCGGGCGTCCCGCCCACGGTCTTAAGCTGCTGGAACTCCTTGACTAGCTCGCTTACCGTGGCTGTGACATCCTCAGCCTTGCCGCCGGCAAGCTCGGCGGCTTTACCCCACGTGTCGAGCGCGGCAGGGTCGACGCCTAAGCGGGTCGCTGTGCGCCCCTTCGCGGCGAGGGCTTCGTTCATATGCGACAGGTACTCGAGGCCGCCCTTAATCGTCTCAAAGCCGATGACGGCGCCTATCAGCGTGCGCCCGAGATTCGCTATCGCGCCCGTCGTGCCGTCGATGGATTTCTTGCGGTCCTGCTCCTCGAGTTTGAGTTTGCGGGCGCGCTCGCGCTGCTCTGCGTCATTTTTCTTGTTGACCGTATCGCGCTTTTTCTGCGCTTGCTGGTCGAATTGCTCAACGTCTTTCCACGAACGTTTGTAGTCGTCCGGGTTAAGACCGAGTTCTACTACGAGGGCATCAATTACGGTCATGTCGGGTTATCTCGCGCCTGTTGAAAGCGTCGACCGAGATAACTTCTACGAGGTCGAAGGCGTCTCTTACGCCATAATCGGATTGTAATTCCGCGAGCGTCGCGAGTCCACCGCTAATAATCATCCCGCAAAGAGGCGGCAGATTTACGTAATTGAGCAGCCCGCGAGGGCGGTCGAGGAACAGGCTTACCCCGTAGTCGGGGAACTCGCGGGCAACGTAAAACCCGTGTGGAGCGTCCACGCAGCCTTGTAGAGCGTCAGAAACGTAGTGATTTCCTCGACCGGACCGTTGCCGGCTGAATCGGGTATCACGTCCGCGAGCGGCAGCTTCGGCTTGTGCTCGTACTTGACGGTCGCTAAGAGCTCGTCGAGCAGGGGCTTTAAATCCACGTGGGAAGCCCCCAGAAGGGCGCCAAACGCGAACGATGCCAGGGCGCCCCATCCGGCGCCGAGCGCGCCCACGGGTAACTGCGCGCCGCTGCGGGACAAGGCGAGCAGGGCACGGAGCGCCCAGTCCTGCCCGGCATAGGCGGACATCTCGGTCAAGATGAATACCTTGCCGTTATCGCGCTCGCCGAGGGTTTCCGAGCGCACGCCCGGAATAGTCAGCCGTTCAGTACGACGCATTCGGGAAACTCCAATTTTGAGACGTGGTTCGCGGAGTGTAGCGCAGTGGCGCGGTATCGTACAGGAATGGTGAACAAACCCGGCTTTTACGTCACGTGCATAGACCCGGAAACCGATAGGCGCGCAGCGCTCGCGGGACCGTTCGATACTCACGACGAGGCGTTAGCGCGCGTTGACGAGTGCCGACGGTCGGCCTGCGAGAAGTATCCGGCGGCTCATTGGTATCAGTTCGGAACCGCGCGGCTCACATTCTGCCAACGCGAGTCTGAGCCTTGCCGCCGAGAATCTGCGGCGTGACTTTGATTACGCTAGCGCCGCTTTTGCGGTCGGCAATCTCTTGCATCATTTCGGGCGTACCGCGGCCGGCGGCAACGGCTTTTTCCAAATCGGCAAGCGTGTAGGAGGGGTACCTACGGTCCATAGCCAACTCGTAATCCCGGGCAATCATATGTTCGTGACCGGCACCGACTCGAAGGTAATCTCGTACGTCTGCGCCTCGAAAATCTTTTTCGCATCCGGTATCGGCTTGAAGCGGGTCAGCGAGCCATTGTTAAGGGTCCACGCCTTACCGAGCGACGGCGACATGATGGAACCCGAGCATTGCAGGTCATCGCGAGCTGCGTACAGCGCGCCGTTCCACTGGTCGAAAATGTCGATGGACGGCGAGTCCGCTTGAATGTGAATCAGCATCTTGACGAGGTACGGTGTGAAGCCGGACGACTTGCGACCATCGACGCCAATCTTGGCTTCCACGGGGTTCACGTCCTCGGTGCCGAAGGCGTCGTCGGTCGCGTAGCCCTGGATGATGACCGGACCCGCGAACACGTCGGGGATGACCAGAACAAATTCGCTGTTGGCGGAAGTGAGGGTAGCCATGATTTTCCTTAGAGAACGTCAACAGACGACATTGAGATTTTCTGCACGCTGCCGCCGTCCGTGTACCACAGATTGATGGTCGGCGAGCCGCGTCCGCCGCGCACGATGGCGCCCGGGTCGAGAATCTGTAGATACCATCCGGTGTTCTGAATCGTCGCCGTCGCGCCCGCGTCGCCCGTCGCGGTGTTGAGCGCTGCCGACTGAGTGCCGGAAAGCGTCACGCCCGCCACGATGGTGCCGAAGTAGAGCGCCGCCGAGATGGGTCCGGTCGGCGGACTGTTGCCGCTCGCCGCGCTGCCCACGAGAGCCGAGCGAATCAGGTTGTAACCGCGGGTCACGTACGGCACCGCCGGCACGGTCTGCAAGAGCGTCATTAGCGCAAGCTGTAGGCTCGCGTTCAATTGAATCTGCCCTATGTACGTATCCGCCCATTCGAACGGTCCGGAAATCTGTCCGGGCTGGTTCTGCGTGAATTGCTGGTTCGCCGTGGCGAACGCGGCGTAGCAGTTGTACCCGTTCGCAATCAGGTTGTCGTAAACGGTCTGGTTCGTGACTTGCGCGGCTAGCCCGGACTGCCCGCGGAACGCGAACATCGTGCGCCCGTTCTGTTGCTGGTAATTGACACTCGCCGCGATGGCGCATTGGAACGCCGCCAGCACGCCCGTGCCGCTGATGTCGTACACGGGCATTACGCCCGTGTCGTTCGCGGCGTTCACGATGTTGCCGAACGATCCGGTAGCGTCCGGGCTCGTCGTCGGGCTCGAATCGCTGTCCTGACACACGTACAGGTAACGCTGATTCGTGGTCTGCACCCACGCGGCGAATGCTTCCTTGTTGCCGAGCGTCTGCTCGGAAACGGTCATGAAGGTAGCCCAGTTCTGCGTGGCAGCCACGACGGCGCCCATGACGCCCGCCGGGGTATTCGCTGCGGCGCCCTGCGACGTGACCGCGCCAGCGGCGGCGGTAAGCTTGAGCCCCGTCGCAAAGCTGTCCGTTGTCGGGAAACCAATGGTTGACACGACGCCCGTTCCGAGCCCGTCGGTAATCACGAAAGCATCCCGCAGCGTGTCGTATGTCACGAGCGCCGAGCCCGCAACGGTGGCGGTACCACTCGAAACGGTCGCCGACGTGCTCACGTTCACGGTGCCGGTGCCGGCGACCGTAGTGTAGGTGCCGAACGACGTGATAGTCGCCGGACCGCTAACGCCCGTACCCTCGAGCACGTTGCCGACGGCGAGTTCACCTGACGCGGTAGCCGAGATTGTCACGACGCCCGCAGATTGCGACGCGGTGCCCGAGAATACCGCCGTGCTCGACTGCAGTCCGGCTTGAATCAGCGAAGCGGCGTTCGTGAACGACGTGGCGCCAGAAAGGTTAATTGCCGCCGAAGTATTCGGCTGCCCCTCAATCGACAGCGTGAGGGTGCCCGACAGCGCTTGAAGTTGCGCCAGGGAGAGACTAGCGACACTCGCGCCACGCAGGTACGCCGCCACGGGGGCGGTGTTGAACTGCACGAAATAGAGCGTGCCCGGCAGGGTGGTGCAATTGTTGTAGCCTGCGAAATAGACGTTCGCCAGGACCGTTTCCGGCGCCGCGGGTCCGAACCAATCCGACACGTCGACGGCGTTCGCGAAAGGCTGCGCCACGCCGATGGGAATCGAGGGGTCGCCGGTCAAGAAAACCGCATTGAGCGATAGCGGATTTCCGCCCGCGCCTAGCACGCCGGGAATGACATTGGCAAGAGCCGAGGCGGGTATTGATGGCGGCATAATTACGGATTCCGTTGAAAGTGCGACCTACGTCACGCTGATGATACGATTATGACCGGGGATAGTCTAGCCCGGCGGGGCGAACCCGCCGCCCGGGGTAACGTCCACGAGGTCGACCGGACCGAGCTCTACGGCGTATTCCTGCGCGGTCGTAACTTGCGGGTTGTATTGGATACGAGCCGTCACTATCCAGCGGTCCTCGTACTGAGCCTCGGCGTTCGTGAGCGGCGCGCGAATGGGGTCGTCCGCATAGAGCGGCTGGCAGTGCGGCGCCAAGGCGAGGCACCCGACGTTATCACGCAGCAACGTCGTCAAGATGTCTGCCCAATTCGAGGATATCGGGCCGTAGCAATCTAGCTGCACGTCGACTTGCTGCCCCTGCTCGCTGACGACGGGGCCGGGCGCGGGCGGGTCGCTGACCGTCGCCGAGTAGGTGTCGACGTTGGTACGGAGCCGTTTCTTGCTGATGGCGTACATGACCACGAAGCCCGCCGCGGCGTTCGCGGGCATCGCCACGCGGTTCGGGTATCCCTGAATAACCTGCCCGCTCGCTAGCCCGAGTTGCGTCGTGATGAACGTGCCGAGCGCCGTGTAGACATCGGTCAGGGTGTTAATGATTGTGGCGGGAACGCTCATGGCGTGTCGGTCTGCAGGACGACAATCAGTTTTGTCCAGCCCTTGTATTCAACGTTCCACGGTCCCGCGACGTAAATCACTTTCCAGTTCTGCACCGCCTCGCCCTGGAATGTCACGAATTGCAGCAAGTCGCCGCCCTTCGCCTGCACGCGGACGATAGCTTGCGGGTTCTGGAATAGGAACACGGTGCGGAAAACGCCCTGCAGGTTGAGGGCGTCAACGTGCTTCAACTCCTCTTTACCGAGCGGCTGCGCTTGGATGCGTACCTGCACGGGCGCGGCATACTGCGGCGTCTGCGAGTAATCGGCGTTCACGGTGGCGCCGAGGCTCGACAGGTACGTCGCAACTATGTCGGGGTTCACGTAGTTGATTGCCCCGCGGACGATGCCGTGCAGATTCATTTCTTGACCTCGTAATCCACGGCGCGTTGCATGTCGCCTTTGTCCACGAGAGGCTTATCGAATCCTTTACGCTTCACCGTCGACGGCGCGTTACCAGGCGTCGACCATTGCGCGATGCTGTTCTCTACGTCGTCGCGCATGGATTGTCCGAGCAGCCCGAGCGCTTGCGGTCCGTCGTAGTTCGTGGCTTTCAGCGCGGCGCCGAGTTTCTTCCCCCAGTCCTTCGACTGCTGCGCTATGGTCGTCCGGAAGAACGGACGCGGCGGTGCCGAGCGGGTGCCGAACTCGTTCCAAAAAGCTTTCTGCGCGTTCGATGTTCCCGTCGGGTCTTTCGACCCCTCGAGGAATCCCACGCGCAGCACGCCGCCGCTCGTGATTTTCTGCTCGAGCGCGCCGAGCGCGAGGTGCATTTTCTTACCGCCGATGATTTTAGAACCCATACGGTCCGCCGCCCGGCGTGAAGGGACCGAACCCCGCGCCGCCAAACGGCGAATAGGAGGCGGGCGGCGCCGGCACAAAAACCGCCGTGCGGAACTTCGCGGTCATCGTATAGTACTGCGCGCCATACTTCGTTTGAATGTAATACGCCTGACCGGCGTTCGGCGGGGCTTCCCACGCTGCCGACACCGAAACATCGCCCTCGCTCGCGTCCGAGATGCGCCCGACCACGCCGAGCGGCTGTACGATGTTCGGCGTCCCGGTGACAATCATCGGCTCGAGCGTGACGGGCGACCCGTACGTCGTGCTGAGCGTGTACGTACCGACGCCGCCCGTACCCGTCCCGAGCGCGGTAATGATGGCGCCGCCCGGCACGAGCAGCGAGCCGCCCACGCTAGGACCGTCGTATAGCGATGAGCCGACGGCGAGCGCGCCGAGCAGCACGGACGCGACGGTCAGGGTCGCCCCCGTGACCGAGCCCGAACCGCTGAATACTGGCGAGCCGATGCCGTAGTCGTTCGACCCTTGCGCGATAGCCGTAATGTGCGCCGTGAGCAGATACAGCAATTGCAGCCGTGTGTTTGCATCCTGCACGCGCGAGCAGCACGAATTATTGAGCAGCAACGTCGCGCTCGCGAAGTTATTGGCGAGCGCGGACGGCGCCGCGATATTGATGCCCGTAAATTCCGGGTACGATGATAGGAACTCGGCGGCGCTGAATTGCACCAAACCGAAGACCGGATTAATCGTCGCACACGGAACTACGGGCACGCTGGTTACTCCTCAGTCTCGGTCTTTTTCTTGAAGTCAGCTTCGGTAATCCCTTTCACGCGAGGGTCCGACTTGCTGAGCGGCGCGAGCACGGCGGGCGTTTTCTCGCTGTCCTTGATTTGAACTGCCGCGCTCGGCTCGTCCTCCGCTTCAAACAGGATGCCGTTCCGTAGCAGCCATGAACGCGGATGCTCCTTTTTCCACTGCTCCCAGAACGCGCGCGGCACGCCCCGGTTCAGGTACGGTCGCGTGTCCATGCCGTGCGGCACGTCCGGCGCATTGCCGGATTTCAGCATCGCCACCCGCATGGGATATGAGTGCTGGTTCCACCCGTGCATGGTGTATGTCTCATAAGCCGCCGTCTTCTCGAGGTGGGTCACAGTCTTGCCGTCCTCGTTTTTGCGGGTCGTCAATTGCCCGATTTCGAGCTTCATTCCCGCGGGCGCCTTACACCCGATTATCAAAAAATCCTTAGCCATTGTCGTTACTCCTCAAGTCAAGTGGTGAAAATCGCCGCCGATGAAACCAAAGCAAGTTGCCCGGGCGGTGAGGTCGAGCATACCAAAAACGGCGTCAGTTCGGCGTTTGATGCCGCATTGCTGATCGCCGAGCCGTCCACGAGGGACGCATAGACGGGCTGCCCGTACAGCGCGCCGCCGGGGAATCGCAGCCAGAAATTACCGCGCGAGTGCAGCGTCACGACAAGCCCGGGGCGCACGCGCAGCCCGCCGCACGGCGTGACGGTCGGGTCCCAGAACTGCCACGTCCACGCGGACTGCGGACCCGCGAGCGCGCGCGGACCGCCTACTACACCTCCGTTCGCGCCATTGAGCGAACGGAGCGGGATGACCACGCCGAGGGCGTCGGAGGCGTCCACGCGGGTGTTATTGACCAGCCCCGACGCAGAGTTCAGCCAGCCGAACCGACCTTGAATTGTGCCGGGTGAGTTTGAGCGCGGCGCACCGGGACCGCCCGTGACCGAACGGAACGGGGCGCGCGCCTCGAGGTTTTGCGCGATGGGCGGCGATGCGAAAGCGCCCTCGTAAGCTCCGGAGAGACTGACGAGGGCGCCGTTTGCGGAAGGACAACAGCCCATGGCGGGCGGGCGATTAGGCCCCCAGGAAAGACGACACGCCGACGGGCATGTAGTAGATGGTGCCCCAGGTGCCCTGCGACTTCTTCTGCTCCCACGAGCTGGTCTTCGTCACGATGGCGTGAGCGCGCATCTTCTCGGTGAAAGCCGCCTCGACAACCTTCTGTCCCTCGATGCTCTCCACGATGAGCTGCACGAACTCGGTGCCGTCCGCGTTGCCGCCGCCGTTAATGGCGAACTCCGGCACCTGAACAATCTTCAGGTTGGGGAAGTTCGTCTTAATCTGCGTATACACGTTCACGTTGTAGGTGTTCGTGTTGTTCAGATTCACGGCATTGCCGGGCGAGATGCCGAGCGAAAACGCGCTCTCGGCGTTCACGAGACCCTGCGTGTTGATAATAATTTCCTGCACGAGTCGCAGGATGTCCGCGTAAATCACGGCGCCATCGGCACCGAACCATGTGGACGTCGGCGCCAAGCTGGCGGGCAGCGACGGGTCGTTCGTGCCGCCGTAGCACTGCAGCCCGCTGATGCCGTACAGATACGTGAAGTTCTGGTACTTCTTGAGGGTCAGCGCGGAAGCCATGTTGACTTGGTTCGCCCAATCGACCTTCGCCTCGCTGGCACGCGCGAGCTCGCGCTCGCCCCAACGGGTGTTTGTCTGGTAGTGGTAGCTCTGCCGCTGCGGGAAATTGATGTTCGCATTGGACATTCCGTCCTGCGAGAAATCGCCGTAGCTCGACACTTCGCCGGTACGTTCCGCTTGGATGAACATGGCGGTATCGGACACCCATGTGCCTTTCTTCGTCTCGCCGTAGAGCTCCGCAGCCTTGACCGGCGCAATCACAATTTCGATGATTGCCGGGTCGACGTAGGTCGTGAACAGCGAAGGAATGCCCGCGTTCGCCTGGGTGATCAGCGTCGGCTGCGCATCGTACGCAATCTCGCGATCCATGAGGACCATTCCGCGGGCTTCCTGAGCCAACCCCGACATGAAATGGATTCCCCATTTACGGCCGAGTGCGGCGTGATCGATAGCAATGCGCTTCATGTTCGTGTGTCCTGTTTCGTCGAAAAATTAAGCAACCGCGTGGGTGATTTTGGCAACGCCCGCCCCGGTCAGCGAGACGGGTCCGACCGTCCAACCGCTCGAGATGTTCGTAGGTCCGGTAATCGTCTCGGACGCAGTGTTGACCGGGACGCTGCCGGGAATCAGCAGCCCGTAGGTGCCGATACCGCCGGTTCCGGTGATGAAACTGGCAATCTGCGTCCCCGCGGTCACGTTGGTACCCGAGATGGTGTCGCCAATCGACAATCCGCCGTCGGCAACCGCCGTGATGTTCAACACGCTGGAGGCGGTCGTAATCGCCTCGGTCGACTCCGTGGTCGGAACTGCGCTCAAGCTGTAGACCGCGCCGATGGCGCTCGGCGTGCCGCTCACGAGGCCCGTGATGGTCGTTCCCGACACAACGCCGGTGCCGCTCACAACATCGCCAATCGTGACAATGCTCGCGCCGGTCACGGTGACGAGGGTCAGTTGACCCTGCCCGCCGACGGTCGCCAGCGACCCGGTGCCGGTGAAGCCAATCGACCCGGTGAAACTGTTGGTCGCCTGCATCTGCGGGGCACCAGTATCTTCGTCAGCGTAGACCGTGGCGAGCGCCGTTGCGCCGCCCGCGAAGTACGCCCAGAAGTCGCCGCCGTTGAATAGCGTGACCATGAACCCCTCGGGCACTACGAGCGAATACTCGCCGAGATATTCGGTAATGAGCGCCTGCTCATTGCGTCCCAAAAAGCCGATTTGCCAACCGCTCACGTAAGACTGCGACACCTGTCCGGCGGGCCCTACCCATGCGAAGTTTCCGACCGTGAGGCCGCCCGCGGGGGCGACTAGGCCGCCCGGCGCAGTCAGGACCGAAGAGAACGGGTTCGTGCTCGCGAAGTCGCCGGCAACGCCGGGAGCCTGTACGAGATTAACTTTTGACTGAAAGGGCATGTTCGTGCGTCCTGTTTACTGTCGTGAAAACTTAGATTCGGTTGTAACCCTTGATCGCGCCAGCCATTCCCGCGACGGTCGCCGAGTCGCTCGCGAACACGGGGGTTCGCGCGGTTTCGCGGTCAACAGCCAACTGGAACATCGAGCGGTAAGCGGAAGGGTCCACGCCCGCAGTGTCGACGCCAAGCTTTTTCAGCGCGGCGCCGTACACTTCCGCAGCGCTGTCGTACGTCACGACCCCTACGACACCCTCGACCTCACGGCGAGCCGCGTGCAGCGCGTCGCGCGCGTCGATGGCGAGCTTGATTGCCGCGTCCATCGCTTTCTTGTCCTTGGTGGGCTCGGCGCCGCCGGCACCCGAGTTTCCGGTAGCCGACTTTTTGGGCTGCACGGTTTCGTCCTCGTCCTCGGCGTCCATGTCGTCCATGTCGTCCTTCGCCTTGTCCTTCGCCTTGTCCTTGCCGCGCGTCTTGTCGCTGTCGGTTTCGTCCTCGTCCTCGGCTTTCTCCTTGGGCGGAAACTCGTCCTTGGCTTCCTCGTCCTTCTCGGCGTCCTTCGCCTTTTCAATTTCGACGTTGCCGAGCCCGCCCTCATCCTTCGCTTTGTCCTTCGCCTTGTCTGCGGCGAACGCGACGTCGATGGCGCTCTTAACCTTCAAGGTCTGAGCCGAATCGAGCCCGAGAGCGGATGCGACGGCTACTGCGAGGGCGGAAACTTTCATGGGCATAACCTTGGATGAAGTGTGACAGAAGTCTCAGTTGAGGCGATATTACGTGAAGTGGCGGGCGAGTTGCAACTAGCTCGCCGACGCCGTGACATCCGGACCGCAGCGACCCGCCGCCACAAGCGCCACGTGATTGCATCCGAGCTCGCGCATAACGCCGTCGTACTTCTCGCCGCTCGGCGTCGTGCCAGGCGACATGTCGGCGCGGTAGCGGTAGCCGCACGATATCTCAGCCTGCTCTCCGGACTGGATACGCGCGATGGCTTCGCCGTCCCATACAGTCACGTCGGCTTTGAGGTAGGGGAACGTAAAGCGCACGTTCGACAGCGAGCCGACAATGTAAAACTTGTTCGGGTTGTCCGCGCTGACAGCCACGTGGTCGTTCATCAGCGGCTTGTTTTCGTACGTGGACGCAGCGGAGCCGAGCTCGGCGGCGTCGCGATAGAGCATGTACGTCTTGTCGGGCTCGAGCCCGAGCGCGTCGGCGTTCGGAATCTCGCGGCCGAAGTACGGGCATACCATCGCTTTCGAGATATTGGCGCCCTCGACATGGAGATGCCCGTCCCGGTCGAGTTCGTGAACGGCACGGTCGAGCGCGATTGAATCGTTTGCTTTCAGCGAACGGAGCGCTTTCAGTTGGTGTTTTAGCTCCTCCTCGCCCGCCTCGATGGCGGTTTCTAGCTCGACCTCCGCGGAGTCCATCTCGAGCGAGCAGTCATCGCTGTCCGGCACGAGGTCGCAGTCGCCGCGGGCTTTCGATTCGGCAATCGCGACGGACTGTTTCTCGGCGTATCCCGACGAACGTAATTCGCGGATGTTAGCCGAGATGGCAGCTTGCGATTTACCGGCTTGAAGGGGCATCGCTAGATTATGCCCGAACAAGCCGGCGGCTAGCTAGCCTCGCTTATTTCGGCGGGGCGCTCGGCGGGGTCGGCGGGGGCGCCGGGGGCGGCGTGCCAGGGACGCTGACGGTCGTGGTCGACACGTCCACGCAGGGCAAGCCAGAATCAGGCGGCGGGCAGACGCGCCCGGCAAACGCCGAGCCAGATACCGCGAGCAGCGCGGCCAAGTAGATGAGTTTCATAGACCCTCGCAATGTGGTTGATGACGTGGGTAACTATACGCTGGTTAACGCGCGCGTCAACCTTGGAAGTTCCCCAGCCCCGGCGTCACGTACATGCCGCCTGCGCTTTCCCACAGAATGCACGCGAGGTACAAGTCAATGTTAACGGGGACATTCAACACGATAACGGAAAACGGCAACATCGGATAGCTGCACGTAAGCGGGGGCGGTCCGGCCCATTTGAACGCCTCGACCGTCTCGTCGCCGAACTCGATGTACGCCATGTCATTAGCGTAGTTAATGATGCGCAGTTGGGCGGTCGGACCCGGCGCCGTGGCGGTCGGTATCAGGATGCGCCCGGATTCCGTCGGGTTCGTTTGAAAACCCACAGTCGGACCCGACTGCTGGAAGCAACTGGCAGTGTTGGAAGTAACCGCAATAACCGAGCTAGGCATGTGAGCCGCCCTAACGCGTCCGTACGTTTAAGGGATTCCCGCACAGGCAGTATACGCCTGTCTGTGCGGTAACGCACATAGCGGGTTATTGCGGTGCGATTTACCGCGAACGACGCTCGGCTGCTCGTAACAGCGGTGTCTCGGGCGACCGCCGCTTAGCCTGCTCGATGGTTTCAAACGCTGGAATCACGGCGCGCGAGGTGCACCTGCAGTTAATCAGCTCGCCCGGGAACACGTACTTGTCCTCGGCTGAGTCCCACATGCCCTGCGAGAGCGGGTACGACTTGCCCGACATTGCCACGTGGGTACGCCGCGGAACTTTGCCGCCCGCGCTGTGCTGCCATACGGCGTGAGTGATGCCGAGTTCCTGCCGGCGGGTGCGCTCGATAACGGCTTTCGCCTTGTTGTTCTGGTCACGTGAAATCGTAGCGGCGCGGTCCCGCGTGATACCGTACGTCTTACGCAAATCGACCGAGAGCGCATGCATGTCCGCGCCCTTCATCACGCTTGACCAGACCTTAGACTGTACGTCTTTTAGGTACTCTTGTGGGATGCTCTTGATGAGGTTTACCTGTTCGGCGACTACCGCCTGGTACGCCGCGCGGCTCGCGGGCGTGGGCGCGAACGTGACCGTAAACCCGGCGTCCTTGAGCGCGGCGCGCAATGCGGTCTGTGTCACGCCGAACGACTTACCGGCGAACTTCTGCGCGAGCTCGACCGACACGGCGTCAAACTTCGATATCCATTTGAGCCCCCATTTGCGCAGCGCCGCGCGAATGAGCAGCGCGGGATTTGCCGCATCCTGCGCAAACTCGGGCTCCTCGCAAATCTCGGCATAGGCGGCGAGTAAGTCGCGCTCGGCTTCCGAGTGCATGTCGGCAAGCAACCGCTCGAGCCGCTCGTAATACCAGGCAGCCACGCCCGCGTTAGCGTGGATAGCCCGCACGGTCACGGGCTTTTTCGAGTGTTCGGGCGGGTCAGCGCGGAGGAGCGGCACGGGCGCCCGGCGCGAGCGGGGCGCCGCCATACATTTCATGGAGCTCCTGCGACCACATGAGGGCACGCCAGGAGAGCGCGTTCGCCTCGGTCAAGAGCGATTCGACCAGCGCGCGGCGGTCTGCGTCGCACTCCCGCTCGAGCGCCGCCAGCATGTCAGCAAGGTCCATGACGTGCCGCACGATGCAGTCCCCGTGGTCATTCGATTTGCCGCGCGTATGGTGCATCGGCTCGCCGGGGTTGTGCTTGTCGTTCCCCGCCTTGGAGTGGCGCGCGACGCCTGCGAGCGCGGCAGGCGCGTATTTCAGGCAGCCGGTGAACACGGGCACGTTTTTACGCTCGTCGCTGTCGGTCGGCAAGGTCAGTTTCATTTGCCGGGCACCGACACCCACGCTGCCGCTTTGGTCGCCTTTGTCGTGGTGTCCGCCCATACGGCGTTATCCCAACACAAGCCGTTGTCGGGATGCGTGACCCAAAAGTTTTGCGACGGCGGCTCAAACCCGAAGTTGTTGTCGGCAGCGTACTCGTCGTATCCCTTGAGCGTACCGTTGCCGCGCAGACGCGCCGTCAGCATCCGCTTGTGAAAGTGCCCAAATTCCATTACATCGTAATCTTGCCCGACCGCCGCGTTGCGGGTGTTTTTCTTCTGCTCGCCGCGCGTGACCGGACCAAGCGGTCCAATAATACCGTCGCCTCCCCGGAATTGGTCGCCGTGCGTAAGTAGGTAGCGGGTGCCGTATACGCGGTAAAGCGCATCCGAACCGTCTGGGATATAGAAAGTAACTCGCCTGTCGTTCTCGAAATGCGCAGCGAGGAACTGGTAGAGCAGCCACCCGAACGACGTGTGATTGCGGTCCTTAGACCAAATCTTTTTGGTGTCGCGGTCGTGGTTGCCGCTCACGCAGGGTAAGAAGACGTGTCCGAACGTATCAGCCATCAATGTGATTGCCGGCACGAGATGCTTGTACAAATCCATGAGCGTCGGCATTGTGTTGAGTTCATTCGACGCCGACAGTTCGTCGTGAATGTTCCCGCTAATCATGTCGCCGCCTAAGGGCATAACGATGCCGGGGTAACGCATTTCCGGGTCAATAATCTTGCAGAGAAAAATCGTTGACTCGACCACGGTGCGCAGCCGGCGGCGCGCGATAGCGAGGTTGTACGAATTGACCTCGCCGATTTGCGAGGCGCGTACCTGCTCGCCCCAATGCAAGTCTGACAGCATGAGCTTAGGCACGCCGGGGGCTTTCGCCTTTTTCGGTTCGTACGCCCACGAAGGCAGCTGCAATTCGTTGACGGCAAGCTTGGCGGTGCCGAGAAATTCGCGCAACGCCTCGGCGGTGCTCGCCTCGGTATTCGCCTCCTCAAGCTGGCGCTTGAGGTCCGCAATGATGAGTTGCGGGTCATGTACCTTGCGGAAATCGGCTAATTTCTTCGCCATGGCCTAATCCTCGTCGGGCGCCCAGTGTTTGAACGCGCGGGGTTGTTCCTTGCACAATTTCGCCGCCATCTTAGCATCAGCAAACCAGACTTTGCGCGGCGTCTTCTTGTGGGCGCCCGGCACGATAACGATATGCGCGGCGAACGACGGGCGTGCTTCGGGCAGTTGATTGACAGATAAGTCAGCCCGCTTGGCAAGGTCTATCTCGTACTCCCAATCATCCCCGTCCCGGGCCATCGCCGCGAACGCCTTGCGGACGGCGGACGGGATCTTAACCGTCGGGTCGTGCGCGGCGCGGAGGTCGTCAAGGGTTTTGCGGGGTCGTTTTGGTGTCGTCAAAGTCTACTCCTTACGTGGTTTAATCAATGCTCCGCGAAACCATCGCGGCTTGCTGTCAACAGTCGGGCGAGCTTCCGCGGGTTTATCTGTCGCTTTGCGTTCAATAATCGCCGCGTCCATTACCTGACGGGCGCTCGTTTTCTTCAATCGCATCCGCGCCCTACCTCGCTGACGCCGGTCGAGTAGTAATCATCGACGCCGCCCTGTCGGTTCGTGTTGTATGTGTCGGCGTCGCGCCAGCCTTGCGGGCACATATAGCCCCATCGGCGGCGTTGCGGCCAGCGAAGCCATAGCGTCCACACGGGGCGGGAATCGATGAGCTCGATTCGGTGCAGCGTCTCGGCTTTGCGAAACAGCGGGCGCCATGCGCGCCGGTAGTATTTACGGTCCTTGAACCATCTGCCGTCGGCTTGACGCGAGCGTACGCCTGCGTCCCATCCTGATGGCCACCGCCGCAATGGTGGCTGCATGCCGTCTGGGTAATACTCGCGCACGACCTCGACGAACCCTTGCCGGCTAAGAATCAGCGAGATGCTATCGCCCTTGTGATCGTGCAGCGCGCGGTCGTCGTCGCTCCGCAGCCATTTATGCAGGCTCAGCTGCCATCCACGCAACACGAATAGATGCCAGCGTATAGTCTGCGGGTTGTTTCGCGGCCCAATAATCAAATCAGGCTTTCGCAATTTGGCGTTCCCATGTTTTGATTGCATGACAGTTGGCACACCGAACTTTGCATTGACCCATTTCGATTTCCGCCATCAGTCCCTTGATATTTCCGATACGGCCTATCTCGGCAGACTTAGGCCCTTCGTGGTCAAACTCCAATGCGGCGAAATGTCCTCGATAACCGCAATCAATACAGCCTTTGGATAGCTTAAATTCCTGTCTCCAAAGTCTCACGGCCTTGCGGCTATTACGACAATTTTTCAAATGTACGGCGTATCGCGCGGGGTATTCTTTGGTTTTGATGTAGCTTCGCGCGCGAGATTGCGTCAGTTGATTCGGATTGTCCCGTTTAAGTCGAGCGCGTTGCGCGCGACGCTTGCATTTGTCCGAACAGTAACGCGCGTTATAGCCCATAGGTTTAGGCTGAAACGGCGTCGAGCACTGCAGGCAAGTCATCATTTGAGGACCGATCCTATAGGACCGATCCTAGCGTGTCAACTAAGGTCCGGTCTTCGCCTTTATCGGGACCGCCGGCTGCGCACGAGCCTTTGCCGCAGCCGCCGCCGTCTTGAGCGCCGCCTGTCCCGTCTCGTGCTGGCGCTGCTTGTCCGCTTCGCTCGCCTCGTGCTCGCGCGTGGCGTCGCCCTCGGGGTCGGTCGTTGGTTCCTCGGGCTCGGGCGGCTCGGGCGGCCCGCCGGTCAGATTCGAGTAACCGCTGTCCGGGTCGGACTGCAGCCGCACGCGCGCCTCGTCGGGCGATATAACGCCCGCATTGATGTAGCCCGTGTCCATATCGGCGTCGCTCTTGCGAATCTCCGAGAGCTCCTTTTGCGTCGGCTCATCGAGCGTCACCCAATGGATAACGATATCGTCGTCGATTTTGCCGAGTAACGAGCACTGAATCGCGTTCAAGAGCTTCTGCAAATTCGGCTGGTATAGATGCACGCACTGCGCCATTATCCAGTCGTACCAAACCTGAATTTCACCCTCGCTGGTCGCGTTCAAGCCGGTAGGCACGACGCCGAAAATCTTAACTAGCGGCGTGTGCCACACGGCTGCCATGTGTTCTTGTGACTGAGCCTGCAGCTTGTCGAGCGAGGCAAGCGACGCCTCGGCAAAAGCCATTTCCTCGGTGTCTTTGTTGATAGCGTTCACGCCCTGGTTATTGCGTGTCGCGGTCAAGATGTTGAGCCGGGCGAGCAGCCCGGAGCCGTCGGGCGCGCCATCCTCGAGGGTCGCTTGCAAGTCGGTCGACAATACGAGCATCGAGAAATTGTTGATAAGGTCGTTTACGCTCTTGCGCGTGCGAAGCCACATGTTGACCGCCATCTCGCCGAGTTGAATTAGCGAGATGCCCGAGAAGTTATACATCGGCTTCAGGAGGTCGGGCACTTCGTGGCTGATAAACGTCAAGATGCGATCGGCGTGGGTCTTGCGCCCCATGATGTACCAGGATGTCGGCTTGTAAAAATCCTCGCGTTCCA